GGTCTCCATCGCCCAGAGTAGGATCGCAATCGCGTCGGCCTCGTTGTCGTCGGCGGGTTGGAACCCGCGCTGGCGCATCGCGGCGAGCACTGCATCCTTGCTGGCGTTGCCCTTGCCCGTGGCGAAACGCTTGATCGTGCCGACAGGAACGCCGGCATAGGGCACGCCCCGCAGTTCCGCCCATGCGGTCAGCGTGGCCAGGAAACCGCCGTAGAGATGTGCGGCATCCGTGCCGACATGTCGCCGGACCTCCTCGAACCAGATCGCCGCGATGGGCCCGGACAGCCGATCGATTTCGGTCAGCCAGTTGGTGAAGCGCAGGTAGCGCATGCCGCCCCCGTCGTAGCGGCCCGGACGCAGCGAGATGGTGCCGCTGTTGATGAGACCGTCGGGGCCGCGGATCGCCCAGCCTGTCGTGGTGCCGAGGTCGAGGGCGAGAATGGCGCCGCCCGCAGATGTGGCGATGACCGGGGCCGAAGGGCGCGCGCTCCTAGGGATGGGTGACGGGCATTGGCTCATGGTATGGGTCCTTTTCGTCTGATGTCGGTGAGGGGACGCGGGGCGCGGCGACCGCGCGCGCAAAGCCCCTGGGGGTGGGAGTGGGAGAACCCGCTCGGCGCGGTTCTCCCCCACCCCCGAAGGGGGTGGCTTTCACCCCCACAACTTCGAGAGCGCATCAACATGCTGAAACTGTTGAGGAAATCGAAGTTGGGACGACCCATGGCGTCGGTCGCGTTCCCAACTTGAATCTGCGAAAGGCCGCGCAGCGGGGCGCGCGGGAGCCAAGGTAGTTGGGACGAGCTTTCCCAACTTGAATGTGCGCGGGATGGCTGGGCGGACCGCGGCGGCGCGAAGAGCAGCGAAAGTAGTTGGGAAGCTGGCCGCCCAGCTCGCCGCAACTTGCCACAACTTGATCCTGCGTAAGTCCGCGTAATCGGGATGAGCTGGCGCATCACGAGGTCACCTCCGTCTGATAGACCCAGACCAGAGGGTTCTCGACCGGCAGCGCCGCGCCGCTCTGCGGGCATTTGTAGGTGCTGGGAAGGACAGGGATCCGGACGGGCACGATCTCGCCGGTGTCGGGGTCTGCCGTCTCTTCTCCGGTCGGGAACGTCATGCCCTCGACGCAGAGATAGCCGAACTTCGAGCGCGAGATTGGCAGACCGAACGGCGCGCCATCGCGAACGAACTTGATGAAACCCTTCGTGGCCAGCACGCTGATCCGTTCGCGGATCGTGTCCTTGCCGCCGAGCCCGGCCTGGTTCTCGAAGCTCTCGGCGAATTGCAGAGCGGTGTAGAGCCGGCCGGCCTCGGCCTCATCGAAGAGCAGTTGAAGGATCACGTCGTGTTTGCGCGCGCGCTCAGCGTCGAGCTTCTCGCCGAACTCGCGACGCACGAGCCTTGTCTCCGAGCGGTCGATCGCGATCCAGCGTCCGTCCGCCTTGTCGACGATCATCGGCTCGATGCCGGGGCCGTTGCGGAGCTCGAAATGCAGCATCCGCTCCGGTCGGTCCTCGTCGGGCCGGTGCATGATCACGCCGGAGGTGTAGAAGCTGCGGAGGCTGCCCGCGCCCGAGAGCGCCATGAACGGGTCCTCGACGAGCTGCTTCTTGGTGATCTTGCGGGTGTGATGGCAGAGGATCAGGCCGGCATCCGGGGCTACGCCGTCCCGCAGCGCTTCGACCCGCTCCTGCAGGAAGAAGAGCATCGCGGTGTTGTCGTTCTCCCCGCCGCCGTCCGGACCCCCATCGAAGAGATTGCGGATCGGGTCGATGCAGAGGATGTCGGGCGCGCCATGCCCGTAGTGGGCGCGAACCGCGGCGATGGTCAGGCCTACGCCGCCGGCGTCGAGCAGCATGCGGACCTTCGGCGTGACGACGAGATTATCGCGCGCCGCGGCCAGGAGCGTCGGCTCGATCCGGATGGCCTGGAGGCGCTCCCGGAGGTAATGGTACTGAATCTCCGCCTGCAGATAGAAGATCCGCAAGGGCCGGCTCGGCGCAAAGCCGAGGAAGGGCACGCCCGCCGCCATGTGGACAAGCAGACTGATCAGGAAGTCGCTCTTGCCGACCTTGGGGGCGCCGCCGAGCACCAGCATCCCGCCAGGCGTCAGCAAGCGCGGCGCGATGATGTCGTCGGGCATCGGGCTCACGTCGTCGAGCAGTGCGCCGAGCGTGAAAACCGGCAGCGCGGACATCGGCGGCACGGCGATCCGTTCGAGGGCCGGTCCGTGGCGCTCTTCATGCAGCCGCCAGAGGCGCTGTGCTTCCGAGGCGAGACGTTCGAGCGGCCAGCTCGGACGGAGCTGGGCGGCGTTGTACTGGCAGATCGCCTCCCACGCGTCGTCGCGGCTCATGCGGCCCTCGTGCGCCATGCGGACGTAGTGGCCGATCGCGGCGCTCGCCCCCTGGAAGCGGGTCCAATCGTCCGATCCGCCTTCACGGACCGGCGTCGTCAGGACATCGGTGATCGACGGTTTGTCCGTAGAGGGGCCTGGCTCGGACCCAACGCCGGCAAGCGGCGGCATGTCGGCGACAAGCTCGGCGAAGTCGCGTAAGTGGACCTCGACCCGCGGGCTGTGGCGGCGGATATTGACCAGCCGCTTGAAGCCGCCCTTGTGATAGACGGAGCCGGCCAGACGGATCGGCTGGTGGGCCGATCGGAAATGCGTGTCGCCGCCGACCTTGACCGCGATGTCGCCGCGCAGCCGACAGAGAAGCGCGATGTCCTCGCCCTCGGCCGGTTCGCTCAAGCGCCACCAGACATGCAGCTTGTCGAGACCGTCCGGCGTCCGGCCGCCACTTTCGACGAGCAGTGTCGGCTCGCCGAGATGCCGGATGAGGTGGTCGAGCTTGGCCGCAATGTCTCCGGCGTCGAGGTCGACCAGGACCGTCTGCATCTGCTGGACATCGGCGGCCTTGGCCTTGCCGGTCTCGGCGACCGTTCCCGGCACCACATAGAAGGCCGCCCCTTCGCGTGCTGCCCAACCGGCGAAGGAAACCGCCTTCTCCAGCAAACTGTCGTCGATCTCGATCCAGGCGTTGTGGGGTCGCCCGTCGATGCCTTGGCCCTTGTCCACGAACCCGCGCAGGGGCACCCAGCCCTCGCAGTAACCGAAAACGACGTCGAGAAAGACGGCGATCTGCTCTGGATCCGGCTCGATGTCGAACGGATCGGCCTGCGGCGCGGCGTCGTTGAAGTCGCGCCACGCATCGAGGGAGACGACCTTGTTCCCGCTCATGCCGGCAGCCCCCAGCAGCGTTCCGCCCACCGGCACATCCGGCACTCGTGGAAATCACGGGTCGTGGCGATGCGCGGCAGCAGATCCCCTGCATCCGTCGCCTGGAGGATCCGCACGGCGCGATCGCTCATGCGTTGGGCGAGCCCCGCGTCGAACGGCACCAGTTCGTGGTGCAATTCGGCGGTGTCCTTGTTGATGGCGGTGAAGAGCGCGGGATTGTCGGAGATGCCGGGGACCTGCGCCTCCATGTAGGCCTGGTAGAGAGCGATCTGGGACGCGTAGACGGGCTTCGCGACAACCACGCCCTTGGCCACGGTCTCGCGCCAGTTCCTGGCATTCATCGTCTTGCATTCCCAGAGCGCGGGAACGCCGATGCCCAGCAGCTGGGGTGCGGCGGCGATGATCCCATCGACATGACCGCGGATGCGGCCACCAGCGACCGAGAAGCCGAATTGCTCGCCGTCCGCACGGTTGCCCTTGCGGGTATAGAGATCGAACCCGGCACCGCGCAGCCAGCCGATGGCAAGATCTTCGAGCGCGTGTCCGATCTCGAAGATCCGCAGCGTTTGGCCGGAGAACTCTTGCCCCTCATCCTTCGGCGCGCCCGCGAACTCGAATTGCAGAGCGCGCTCACAGCCGTGTCCAAGACGGGAGCCGCCCAGATAGTCGCGGGCCGGCCGCGTCGCCTGATCGGTGGTGAGCGCCCGATCGACGGTGGCGTTGACCCGGTCGGCAAAGCTGGGACGGCGGTTATAGTCCAGCATGCTGACCTCCCTCGCAGCTGCGGTGGGCGAGCCCGTGGCAGGTCGAGCAGAGCCATTCGACCGCGAGCGGCTCGGAATAGTCGTGATGATGGGCTTCGAGTTCGGTCACGCAGCCGCAGCGCTGACACCAGACCGGCACAATGATCCGGCACGCCTTGACGGCGCTCCTGACGATGCTGTGTGCCTTGTTCTTTTCAGCATGACGCAGCCGATAGCGGCGCTGCGCCTCACGATGCCTTTCGAGATCTCGGAAATTCTGCGCGTAGGCACGCTGATATTCCCGGCGGCAATCCCGGCACCAAGCCTGTAGACCATCGGGGCTCCGGCGCCGCACGCCAAACTCTACCGCCGGCTTCTCTTCACCGCATTTGCTGCACGTTTTCATCAGAACGGCACCTCCGCGTCGGCGTCGGCTGCCATGGCGTGCATGGCGTCCTGGAAGCCGCCGACGGCGACCTCGATGAGCGTGAGCACCTGCGCCTCCGTGAGGTCGGAGAAGCGCGCCTGCCAGCCGATCTCCTCCATGATCTCGGCGACCGGCTTCATGGCGGCGCGGATCGCCGCCTTCTCCTGTTCGGTGAGATCAACCATGGCCCAGCGCTCCCGCGCCAAGCGCGTCCAGAAGCCTTGGCAGGCCATCGAGCAGAACCAGACCGAGGGGCGCGGTTGCTTCGACCGCACCGGGTCGAACCAGCCAAAGCCTCGGGTGGATCGCCGGCAGACAGCACAGAGCGTTCCACGCGGATGCCAGAGCCGCCGCCGGTCCTCGGCCGTGATGGGGGAAACAGATGCCATGGCTCATGCCGCCCTCCCTATGGCTGCTTCGGGCGCGGCATCGGCCGCGCCGAAGACGAGGGAGCGGATAGCGTCGCGGTTGAAGCGAAAGGCCAGCAGCGCTGATGCCTGATAGCGGGTGAGCCCGAAATCCTGCCGGTACTCCGGCGGCAGGAAGGCAAGCTGCCGGTCGGTGGGCGGCTGGTTCAGCCAGCGGCGCGTCTTATGCGCGCTCTCATCGCTCTCATGCTCGTTGAGCCAGTCGTCCGCCGCCGCGAGGCAAACGGTGCGTTCGCCCACGGCCAACAGATGGGGGCGCTGCTTCTGGAGGCCTCCGATGCCGTACCACCGGCCGTTCAGGCAGAAGACACCGCCCCAGGCATTGAAGCCGTTGGCGATAAGCGCAGCATCGTCGCCGAAGAGGTCGCACCAGCGGAAACTCGACCGCTTCAGGAGGTCGATCTCGGACATCACGAAGTCCCCGAGCGGCGCTGCTTCGCCGCCTTCGGGACGCTCCCAGACATGACCGCACAGCGGGCATTCGATAGTGGCGAGCGGCACGATGGCGCCGCAGTCCGGGCAATCCTTAGTGGGCGCTTCGCCGGAGGGCTCACGACCGTCCAAGTCGACGTCCTGCTCCAGCGATCCGTGCAGCAGGGTCGACGTGCCGAAGTCGAGCACGATGCAGTCGGTCTTGACGACGCCTGGATGTTCCTCGGGCGAGACCGTGCGCAGGCCGCGGCCGACCATCTGGATCATGGTCGACTTGTAGGAGCTCGGCCGCAGCAGCACGACGCAGCCCGTCGGCGGATGATCCCAGCCCTCGGTCAGGACGGCGACATTGACAACGACCCGCAGCTCTCCGGCGGCGTAGGCGTCGAGGGTCGTCTTGCGGTCGGTATCGGCCATGTCGCCGTGGATCAGCCCGGCGGCGACACCGGCCGCGTTGAAAGCGGCGGTCACGTTGCGCGCATGGTCCACGGTCGAGCAGAACACCACCGTCTGGCGCTCGCCCGCCTTTTCCCGCCAGTGGCGGATGACGGCGTCAGTGACCGGCGACCGGTTCATGATCGCGTCAACCTCGGTCATGTCGAAATCGTCGGCCGTGCGGCGCACCTTGGTGAGCTGGTCCTGGACGCCGACATCGATCACGAAGGTTCGCGGCGGCACGAGATGGCCGGACGCGATCAGCTCCCCGATCCGGATCTGATCGGCGACGTTCGAGAACACCGGGCGCAGGCCGCGCTTGTCGCCCCGATTGGGCGTCGCCGTGACGCCGTAGACCCGGCACTCGGGATTGCGCTGCAGCGCGGCGTCGATGATGCGGCGATAGCTGTCGGCGGCCGCGTGGTGCGCCTCGTCGATCACCAGGAGGTCGAGCGCGGGCAGCTGGTCGAGATTACCGGCGCGCGCCAGCGTCGGCACCATGGCGAAGGTGACCTGGCCAGCCCAGGACTTCTCCTTCGCGTCGACGACCGAGGTCGTAATCCGAGGATTTACCCGGCCAAACTTGCTGCGGTTTTGCGCGGTCAGTTCGTCGCGGTGGGCGAGCACACAGGCCTTGGCGCCTGTGCTCTTCGGGGTTTCGCCGATCATGCGCCCGACGACGCCCGAGAGCATGATCGTCTTACCGGCTCCGGTCGGAGCGACGCCGAGGGTGTTTCCGTGCAGCCCAAGCGCGCGGACGCTGCGCTCGACGAACTGCTTCTGACGGGGACGCAGCAGCATGGCCGCCTCACTGCGCCCAGGACGGGCGCGTGCCCGCCTTCGGTGTTGAAGATTGGGGCATGGAGGACTGAGAAGGCTGGACCTGCGGCTGCGGCGCCGCGCCAGCCACGCCCATGAGGGCGGCATAGTCCTTGTGATCCGGCGTCACGGCCGCGCGGATCTCGTTCTTCTCTTCGCCGTTGGTGTCGGTGCCGATGTCGATCCGCGCCACGAACTCGAGCCCATCGAGATCGGCAAAGCCGCTGATGCGACGGGCGGCCTGTGCCTGGGCCGAGTTGTCCTTGTCGGAGATTCCTCGCGCAGAGTTGAGCATGCCGCGAATGAAGCTGCGGCCCATGTTCGCCCAGTCCGGCCCCTTGGGGCTGTAGAGCCCGATTAGGGTGAAGATCTTGCGCCGGGCGTAGGGTCCTTCGAGAACCGTGAACTCGCCCGAGAGATAGACCGAGCCGGTGGTTCCCCGCGTGGCGTATCCGCCGGTCCAGCCCTGCGCCGGATCGTCGAATCCGCCCGGACGGATCGTCAGGCGCACCTTGGCCAGCGTGCCCTTGGGGATGATGTTGCTGTTCTGCTTGGCGTCGTTGAAATCGTTCCAGGATCCAGTCATGGCTGGGGTCTCCTCGTTCAGGCATTTTCGGAATGGGTGGGGGCGTCGGAGGTCGGTGCCGACGCGGCCGGGGGCGGGCTGCGATAGGCCAGCCGCTCGGAGGCGGGCTTCACGGGCCCGCGGATCTTCGCCATCAGGCGGCCGAGATGCGGCTCCTCGATCAGGTCGAGACGGCCGGATCGATCCTTCGCCGGGAAGTTCCAGGGGTTGATCGTCTGGTAGACGAAGGCACGGTACGGCGCGCCGGACTCGTCCTTGATCTCCGCCATCGTCAGGACTTCATCCACGATGCCCGGCAGCTCGAGGCCGGTCTTCGAGCCGTCGATCTGCGGCTGGAAGATGCGCCGATTGAAGTCGTCGAGCTTCTCGTCGAGGATCCCGACGAACCAGACGTTCTTCGCCCGCGTGTGCTGGAGATGCGTGAGCCACGCGATCATCTCGCGGCCGTGCAGGCCATAGGCGCCGCGGACATCGGGCTTGCCGGTCCTCTCCGAAAACGCCTCGGGCTGCCCCTTGCACCATTGGAAGCAGAGCCGCCCGGCGACGGTGATCGAGTCGATGAAGACCGTGTGGTAGCGGTCGAGCGAAGCCGGATCGCCGAAGCGCTCGCACACCGCGGCGAAGTGAGCCTCGCTGTAGACCTGATCGTCCCGAAGCGCCGGGTTGGGGCCGCCGATGAAGACCGCGAAATCGCGGCACTCGGCCCATGTGCGCGGCCGGACGCTGTCGCCGGACCATCCCTCGATGGCGAGGTCGCCCGCCTCCAGGTCGATGAACAATGTAGTGGCGGGGTCGAGCGTCCAGAGAAGCGAGGTCTTGCCGATCCCGGACTTGCCGAAGATCGTGCCCTTGATGCCGCGCGGCTCGGCGAGACGCTGATCGGCGGAGATGATCGGGAGGGCCATCACTTGCCTCCCTTCGCCGCGATCAGGGCGTCGATCGCGACGTCCGCTCCGAGCGCGCCGGCCTTGCGAGCCTCGTCGTGGAGGGTGCGCACCGTATCGATCTCGCGGTAGAGCGCCGATGCCCGCTCGATCAGCCCGATGAGGGCGAAGGCCAGGTCGTCGATCGAGGCCGCCCCGACCGGCTTGACGGTCTCGTCGCGACGCTCGCCAAGGGCCGGCACCCGGATGGTCTCGGGCAGCTTGTCCAGCCCGTAATGGTGCTTGGCCAGCACCGCGAGCTTCTTCGTGATGCTCATGACGTCACCTCGGTGTTCAAGGAAAGACGGAAGCTGGGCTTGCCGGTGCGGACGGTGCGCGCGTCCTCAAAGGCGGCGCGGATGTGGCTCGGCCAGGCCGCAAACTTGCGCTCGGGCACCTTGATCGTGACATCGACGTATTCGGCGGGATCGTCGCCCTCCGCCCGGATGCGTTCGACGAGAGCGGCGAGCTTGTCCTGGTCCCAGTCGACGCGCTTCGGCAGGTCGGCGATCACGGTGACCGCGCCGTCATCGAAGCGGACCGTGCCGGCGTCCTTGCCGGCGGCTTGGCGCGTTGCGCGGGCACGATCGCCGTACTTGAGCGCGACGGCCCCATCGAGCCAGTCGCAGACGGTCTTGGCGCGGCGCAGGGCGTCGGCGGCCTCGTCCTGCAGGAGGGCGAGCTGTTCGGCAGGCAGAGCGGCGATGTCGCCGACGGCCATGCGCCGGAGCTCATCGAGAGAGATGCGGTTTGAGATCGTCATCACCGCCCCCTCACGCCGCAGGCTTGGCTCCGGTGGTCGGCAGTGCTCGCGCGGATCTGCTCGCGCTCGTACTCCTCGACGTCTTCGAGGCGATACACGACGCGACCGCCGAGCTTGACGAAGCGCGGCCCTTCGCCCGTCCAGCGCCAGCGCTCAAGCGTGCGGTGGCTGATGTTCCAGCGCGCAGCCAGGTCGATCTGGTTGAGGTGTTTCGTAGCCATCTGTCTCTCCTTCGGTTTTGGTCGAAAACCTGCGGAGACGATGGCTGGCCGGGAGGGAGAAAACCGACCCGGTCAGAGGGAGAAGAACAGAGAGAATTTCGTCAGAGCGCGAAGCCCCAGAGACCGTTCTCGGACTTCAGATAAGGTTCGAGGTCTGCCCATCGCTGCGCACCAAATGCTTGACGCAGCGTCTTCGCGCTGGAGTGGGCATGATCAAGGAGTTCCCGAGCGCTGAAGCGTCGGCCGTCCTGGTGTCCCTCAACCAGCTTGCGAATGATGGCGATATGGATGTCCGACTTGAGATCGATCGTGACGTTGCCATGGATGGTGAGTCGCTGCCCGCTCGGTGAGAGGGACAGGGGCGTATGAGGGCTGACGGCGGGTGTGCCATCGAGAAGTGCCGATAGGATTTCAGGGCTGACCGCCATTCCGTCATCGAAATCGATGGCATCGCCGATGGACACGACGAGGTGCCCCGGCAGCCCCGGTTCATGGAGCCGACCACTGGGCGTGCTGGTCAAGAGAATGCGGACATGGGGTGTTGGTCGCCTTCGGGCCGCATCAGCCACATCTGCCCAAATCTTCCGGTCCGAAAGGCGGCGCGCGAACCATATCGGGACTCGCTGAGGGCGACGGCCGATGCGTGCGTTGCCAAGCTCCCACAAAGCTCGTGGAACGAGCACTCTGGCGCCGTCGCGGGACGCAATGTCCAGCCCGACCAGCAAGCGGGCGAAGAGGACCGGGAAGTCGACCCCGTAGACTCCCATCCGCTCTTTCGGGACACCGACCCAGCCAGCAGACGGGCTGAAGTATCCGTAGCCGTTCCGTTCCGAGGACCAGATCAGGGAGACCGGCTCGTCTTCGAAATCAGCCAGCGAGGCGGCCGCCGCGTTATGGCCATCGGGACGCAGCACATTCGCCGCCAGCAATTTCCCCGCGCTGTTGGCGTGATAGTCGGAGAGCACGGCGCCGGCGACTTTGGCATCCGTGCTCTCCACAATTGAGAGGAGCAGATCAACCGCCCTCCGATCAATCGACGACGACACCGCCGTCTCCGGAAAGGATGCCCCAGCGCCGGAGATACTTTTCGCCGATCAGTTGCTCCTCTTCGGTCTGGTCCTTGAGATTGCAGCCATGCGGCATCGTGATCGTCAACGGCAGCGTCCGACCGCGTTTGGCATCGCCCTTGGGATGGAATTTGATCGAGAGTTTGGCCTGTGTCGCCACCCAACCGCCAGCCAGCGGATCGTTGGCGCCGAACCGCTCCGCCGACATGCTCCAGATAGTGCGGTCGGCCTTCCGAAGACATTCCAGCGTGACGCGCTCGCCCACATTGTCGATGGGCATCAGACGCAGCTGCTTGACCTCGACGGACTCGATCCCATCCTCCGGGTCGGTCGGAAAATCGAAAGGATGAAGCAGAACCGCGAGGTCGTAGGTGCGGAAGGGCACCTTCTCGCTCTGGAACTCGATCCCCAGCAGGTCGCGCGCCATGAAGCGAACCATCTCTTCCCGGCTCTCGCGGTCGTTGGCGACGACTTCGATGACGCCGGTCGCCGGTTCATAGGTCATGGCCGCCTCGAACACGGGACGGCGGGCGCGGCGGACGAGCGTTCCCGCGTCATCGAACGCCAGGAAATCGTCGAGGAGGCCTTCGCGGTAAATCGCGATTTGGACAAGCTCGCAATCCTCGCCGTCGAAGGTCGGCCGGTAGCGCCCGAAGATGTCGATGTGGATGTTGTTGGAAGCGAACCGTTCGCGCAGTGCCGTCTTGAAGGCATCGATGGATGCCTCGTCCCGCCGCAGATCGAGGTTCGGCTCGCCGATGAACCCGTCCCAGCTCCGACCACGGCGCCGCTCATCGGTGTAACGGACCTCCTCGGCATGGCGGAACCGAACCGGTTCGTTCAGGAACATCCAGAGCGAACGCGCATGGCCATTTGCCAGATCATCGAGCACCGTGCGGTCGTCGATCACGCTGTAGAGTGCGGTCTGCCCCGCATCATCGGCCAGGGCGCTCACACGCTCGGCGTCATTGACGATGCGGGCGCGGGCTTCGTCGTCCAATTCGTCGACGGCCCGCAAGGTGACGCGGGCGACTTCCGGCTCGGGCGCCTCCCAATCGACCTCGGTCGGAAGCTCGATGCCGGTGTGGTGGAAATAGGCCTGCAGCGACGAGGCAGGCACGTTGCGGATGAAACTCGTCACTGAGGCCATGGCCGATCTCCTTAGCCCTTGATGTTGCGGGGGTCGTTCCCGTGGGAATCGGACTGGCCGATCCGGCCATCCTGGTTGTGGATCTTGAATTCCGTCCCGGCGTTGCGGCTGATCTCCCGCCCACGGTCGATCGCCTCCCGCTTCGTGTCGAAGTGCCCGCTGGCGCGCTCGGCGCCGCCGCGGCGGACATCCCATCCGCCATTGGGATTGGGGACCACGTGATGGGTGCCCGAACCGTTACCTGCTTTAGCCAT